TTAACTGACTGGCATTCCTGACACTCTGCCTGAATAGTATAGTCATCACCATAAGAAATCTCTCTTAATTTAAACAAAATATAATTTTTGTCTTCTAAAGTCATTGAGTCGTAATCTAGCCCGCGCACACAATCTTCAATCAAAGCGTTAATCACCTTTAGTCCTTGAGCATTGGTTTTAATGCTGCGTAACTTTCTTTCTTGTGCAAAAGTAAAAGGTTTAATCATAATACTTTCGTCACAGTCTACATAAGCCAATCCTCTTGAGGGGAGTTTTAAGGCTCTCCAGTCTTGGTTAGTCGTTACATTAGAAAGGAGGTCTGCTACTGCATCTGATAGTTTGCCGTCAAAGTGTTCTTTAATTTGTGGAGTTTCCTCCCCCTTATCGGAAGTAGGTTTTACAGCGCTTTGATGGCGACTGGCAACGGGTGCCTCGGGAATGTCCACTCCTTGCTCGGGAGAGGCACCCTGCTTCTCCATATGTTCTCTAGCAAGCTCAATAAGACTTTTTTCTTTTTCGGGTTTTGGCATGTTTAATTAAAATAGTTTGATACTATTATACTATAATAGTGATATGCTAAAAATTATTGTTGAAAATAATGTTTCTTTTCTAAAAACAAGCAATAAAAAGCTCTTAACAACTTTAAAAAAGAAATATAGCGCAAAGGTTCCCGGCTATAACTATTCTTCTGCCTATAAAAAGGGCGGCTGGAATGGCGAAAAGCATTTTTTCTCTGATAAAACAGGAAAGTTCGGAACCGGTCTTTTATCTCATATCGAGGAAGACCTTACTTATTTAGGTATGGACTACGAAATAGAGGATTTGAGGACTGCTACCCACTCTGACGATATCTCTTTACCCGGGATAACTTTACGAGATTATCAAGAATCCATGATTAGAAAGGCATTAGACGCCAAAGGATGTATCGTTAAGGCTCCTACGGGCGCGGGAAAGACTCTTATTCTCGGAGGGCTACTTAAAGCTCTAGAAGGGAAAACAGGTCTTATCTTCTTCACCAAAAAACAGCTGCTCAAACAAACATACGACGAGCTTAGGGAGTGGGGGATTGATGTAGGTCTAGCCTTCGGGGACGGAGTAATACTCAAGCCCATGACGTTATGCACTGTCCAGTCTATTGATAAGGTTATTGATAGCCACCTTAAACAGTCGGACTTCATCATTTTTGATGAGGTACATGAATTCGCCAAAGGAAAGGTCGCTACCAAGGTCATAAAGTCTTTCCCTAACGCTGCTTACAGGATTGGTATGACTGCCACAGTACCTCGGGACCCTATGAGCCGTCTAAATCTTATATCGGGACTAGGCGGCATTATTGAAGAAGTTGACGCTAAAGGTCTTATTGACGAAGGATTCCTCACCGAGCCGCTCATCCAAATAATACCCATAAAAGATACGGGCACAGTGGAGGATACCGAGCTATCTTACCGGGAGGTATACGAGAAGTTCGTCACGGAGAATGATGACCGCAACGATATTATCGTGGATTTAGTGAAAAAAATTCAACAAAAACAATCCAGGACCCTTATAATAGTTAAAGACCTTAAACATGCTGAGATTTTGCATTCACGTATCCCTAACTCCTTTAAACTAGAAGGAAAAGATGATTTGGCTGCTCGAAAAAAGACTATCGACGCCTTTAAAGATGACTCCGTCTCAGTCCTAATAGGTACTACGATTATGCAAACAGGTATTGATATCCCGGAAATCACCCACCTCATTAATGCGCGTGGGCTGAAATCTGAGATTGCTACGCTACAGGCTCTCGGACGAGCCTTACGTATTCACAAATCTAAGAATCGCGTGTTTATCTACGATTTCTTTGACAGAGCGCCTTACTTAGAAAAACACGCCAAAGAGCGTATTAAATCCTACGAATCCCTAGGAATGGAGATTAAAAAATGAAAAATAAAAAAGACGAAGAAAGAAAATTAAATGAGGTTACCCCTCAAATGGTGGAACGCCTGACCATTATGGCACAAACGCTCACACAAATGAAAGCCAAGGGAAGGACTATCAATGAACAAACAATAAAGGAGTTGGATAACTTAATATCCGAACTCCTTGTATTGCGGTCGTCGTGTGTAGATAACGTTATTAACTGGACTAAGCAGGGCTATCTTGTGGAGGAGTAGGTTCTTCACCTTCTCCTGCTGCGATATCTTGCTCCTCTTCTTCCCCATCTTCTAGGTTGAGGTCCATATCGCCCACGACATCCTCGATAGTATCAACTAATTCGCGGAAGTCCTTATCGGCTGAACCTAGTGCAACGTCTTCAGCGTGTTCCTCCTCTTCAGCTTCAGCAGCCTCTTCTTCGGTTTCTTCTGCAACAGCCTCTACACTTTCTTTACGAAGCTTCTTTAGGTCTTTGGCGTCGATGTCGCCGTCCTCGTCCTTATCAAGCTCGTCTTGGTCTCCAGTAAGGTCGTTCTTACCTTTCTTTTTCTTCTTGTTCTTACCTTTCTTTTTCTTCTCGTCCTCATCACCATTCTCGTCCTTTTTCTTCTCGTCCTTTTTCTTCTCGTCCTCATCACCATTCGACTTGCCGCCAGAGTTAGACAGGGCATCATCATCTCCGTAGTATTGAGCTTCACCTAAATTGTGGGTTAAGTAATCAGAAAGCTTCTTCATGTGGAAGTCTTCGTCAATATCAACAATATGGAAATTAGACTCTGCCATAACCTCTGAAAGTGTGCTTGCGATATCTAGTACCTGCACACCGCCCTTACGGGACATGCACGATGCAAACTCCTTTAGGACATCGGAAAGAATTCCTTCGTCGCAGGACTCGGCAATCATACCCAGTACTTCTGATTGAACTTCGGCTAAACCCTTGAAGGAGGGTACAAAGCGAAGGCTCTGAATATTTACGCCATACTTGGAGTTGAGTGCCTCAAGAACCATAGTCTTGAGAGGTTTTTTGAATTCGTAAATCTTGTTAACAAATTCCCGAATATCCTTTTGAGGTACAGTACCGGGGTTGCTTACCTGGAAAGTAGCGTCCATGACGTTAGTTAAGTCTACTTTGTTTGATAGTGCTAGGTAGGGAACTGCGGCAACAGCCTCTCTTAACGTACCTTTAATGGTCGAGTCATCTGAGTAAATTTTAGATGCTAGAGAAGCGACGTGGTCGTTATTGTGCCACATTTTAGAAAAGGAGTCTTTGGCTTCTAGTAATTCCTTACGAACCAGTTCCTTATCACAAACCATTTCGTAAAGAGTTCTCTTAGAGTTCGAGGGAACTACGACAAACTCTTCTTTAAGGTTTTCAATATCCAGTTTAGGTAAGTCATAGGTATCGCCAACTACCTTAGAAAGGCGAAGACCTTCCACCAACTTAGCATTAGTGGAGAGAGACTCTGCATTTTCCTCCAAGAACTTCTTAAGAAGTGGGAGTGCCTCAACAAACTTCTTGTACGCTTTGGCCTCAAAGATATTGTAGGACTCATTGAAACGGTCTAGTTTCTTAGAAAGCTTTTTGCGGCTGTTACCGATTTGGGCTCTCATAGAAAAAGACTCAACGATACTGTCAAAGTTAACTTCAGCGACATCGTAACGGTCTGAGACCAGTGATTCCATGAACTTATGAACCTCAGCCTCCACCCGGTTATCAATTGCCTCATCGGAGGTAATAGTGTCTAAGTCCTCCACAATAAAGTTTTCCAGAGTTAAGCGACCTTTAATCTCTTTATAATCGCAAGAGATTAAGTGGTTGCTTTCGGTAACAAAAGTAACACTGTTCTTCGAATCATCAATATCGAAAATAACGAGGTTCTCTCGTAGGCGGCGACCTAAGTAATCGCCAGCCTCAGTAATTCGTGCATAATTCTTGTCACGGGAAACAAATAGGTTTTTCAAATTCATAGTTCTTATTTTATATAGAGTTCTAAAAGTTACTCTTTTTGGTTTTATTCACCGGGTTCTGGTTGGGGGGCTCCTCCAGGTGGAGGAGGTGCGCCGCCGGGTGGGGGAGGTGCGGCGCCGGGTTCTGGCATTGCCGGTGCTTCGGCTTCTTTTTGCAAGGTCACCTCTTTAATTTCCAAATCAGTCATAGTGTAGAAGTTTTTATAAATATATTCATTGGAAAACAAATCCAATCCTTTCACCGCTTGTACGACTCGGGTTTTCTGTTCTGCAAGCTCCAGCTTTCTTTTCTCACTCAGGTCCGATGGTGGAGCTAGTTTAATTTTAATTGCATTAATCGAAGACTTAGGGAATTGACGCAACTCCAAGTGGCGTTTGATTAAGGTCTCCAAACATACTTCCGCATCGCGTTGTACGCGCATAACGGCTTTAGCAAACTTAGCGTCAAGCTGAGACAAATTAGCTTTGCGCTCAGGGGACTTATCTTTTTCGACAATAAAGTCCTTAGGAATCTTCATTGAAGCCAATACTTTATCGCGGAAGTAGCGCACGTCGTCAATCTCACCTAAGTTTTGTGCGCCTGGAAGAGTTTCAATTTTAGTGCCTTGTCCGTTTTTCATAGGAACAAAGAAGTCTTCTTCCGCTGACAATGGGTTGAACCTTTCGTCAGCATTACCGGTCTCATTGTTAAAGAACTTCTCTTTCTTGAACTTAGCCTTAATACGTTCCATGAACATCTCAACCTTCGTTTGGGGGAGATTACCAGTATCAATATAGAAAATACGACGCTCGGGCGCTCTGTGCAAACGATAGATGAGCATTGCGTCTTCCATCATTCTTAGCGACTTCCAAGAGCGCACACCAGGAGCGCAGATAGACTTACCGTAAGGATAATAGTTAGAATCAGACGTGTGCAATCTAAAGTGGATGAGCTGGTTTCTATCCAGTTGGATAGTGTTTCTCTTATCAAGCTTTGCTCCCTGTCCGTACTGTTGTGCGGCTGCGGTGCTTTGTGGGACTTCCTGGATAAACCCTTTAAGGTATCCATACCTATCCTCTCTCCGGAAAATAAAGACGGGGTTTAGAATTTTAAGTCTTTGAATACCTGCATCGGGGTTATTCATGTCCACGATGTTTTCAACGAAACAATCCCCGTACTTACACATGTTACGAATAATATCCCAGAGGTACTTATCGAGGTCGGTCTCGCTCACAAATCGGTCTACAGCTTCCTTTACTATCTCGTCTTCAGTCTCAACCGCAAGCATCTCACCATCTAAGTGAGTTTGAGTAGCGTCATCGGCATAAATATCTAACGCAGCACCAATTTCAGGATACTCATCCATCTTTTCATAGTCTTGGTATCTGCGCCGACGTTCGTACTCAACTTGGGGTAGGGAGGTTGCTCCCTTAACGACATTAACGGAACCTTGGATGGCTCCTCCGTCAGGTTCCCCGTCCGCATTTTTTACAACATCTCCACGGTAAGGGTCTTGCGCGGGGGGTCTACCCGGCTTTCTTTTTGTAGTAAAAAAAGATTTAAAAAATGCCGCGAACCGTCCAGACAGGGGGCTTCCCTGTCCAAATGTGTTAGAGCCTGGGAATGATGTATACCCCGCGTTCTCCTCTAGATTCTCATCCAGACGGTCGTCTTTGTCGTTGTTGTCGTTTAAATCCATTTTCTATATTCGTCGAATTCTTGGTCCTTACTGTATGTACCCCTAGAGAACCCAGCAGAACCTAAATCTTTTGTTCCGGGTTCAGCCAAATCTCCTTTTACAATAGGGATAGGGCTTTTTGAGACGATGTCACCCATTACAGTGGCACCAATAGCCATACTCATGACCAAATCGTCGGCAAATCCATCTTCTGCTTGGATTTTACCAGTCTTACTTATTATAAAAGTAGTTAACTCCTTAAAACTTCTCTCCGAATTCACTTTTATTTTTGAAGTTTTCAAATTCTCTTGTAAGTTATTTAAAATTTGGTCTCTATTCTTGTTGTTTACCAAATACCCCATCTCTCCTTTCTCATCTGTCCACATATTTTCATACTCATGAACTTCAAACAACTGTTCGATAAGAGCGAGACCCAATCCGTTTCTTTCCGGGCACACATAAGCAGTGTTATATTTTAAACCTTCCTGAGCAATAGTCTTCGCAAAATCGTTTAATCCTATACGGTTACTATAAAACTCTGCGACCTGTGTTCCGTTATAGAGATTAATAATATGGAATGCTGAGTAATCCCTGTCACGACCAAAGGACGTGTCTGCGGCAATGAGATATGTATGGTAAGGTTGAGGTTCTTCCCATACTCGCATCATATTATAATGCTTCTTGTAGAAGTCCTCTGAGGTCTGGGATTTCACTTTCTGTAGAGTACCGCCATCAATAAAGGTTTCGCCTGTTCCTAGGAACTCACCTTCGTATTCCTGTAGCCACGCACGTTCTCCTACGTTACTTCTAGTGGTCTCGGCCCACTCTTCCGTGTATTCGGGGTGTTCCCTCCAATGGATGTTAATCGTATGGAAATTATTTTTTCCTAACTCCGCGTCATGGTATAATTCATAGTACAGGTTTGCCATGCCGTTTACGGTGGAAAGGATAAATGCGGAACCACCCGTTGAAATGGTAGGATAGATAGCCATCCAGAACTCTGTCATCTTATCGATGAATGCTGCTTCGTCAACAATCAGTAAAGAGACCGATTCTCCGCGACCCGCGCCAGCAGGCTGAGACTTAATCTTGCTCCCTGTGGACAGTTTAATAACGTGCTTATTTCTTTCAACTTCTTGAGGCTTTAGCCATGCGGGTAAATCATCATACATGCTAACAGCCCGGTCCAAGAAGTCTCTGGACTCCCGGTCACCAATAGAAACAACCATCACGTTCTTGTCTTTGTTAAAAATAATATACCAAAGGGCGTAAGCTGCACAGATGGTGGTAGCTCCAGCCTGGCGGAACTTTCTCATTAGGTTAAAACGGTGTTGCCCGAACTCATTAATAATCCTTTCCTGAAATCTGTATAGGTCGAACTTCACGCGCCCGCGCACGGGATGAGTGATATACACGTAGTTTTTAATAAAGTACGCAGCGTCTTCACGACACTTTCGAATTTCGGATTTTAGCTCGTCAGGATTCATATATTAACACTATTATATAGCATGAGGAAAGTTGCATTTATCCCTACTCGCGAGGAGCGGGACCGACCTATTAAGACCTTTTTAGAAAAGGCAGGGTGGGAAGTTTATTATATCATAAAAGAATCTATTTTTGACGCATATACTTATGCAATAAAAAAATACGACATAATGGCTAAAGATAAAGTTATCATGTGCCATGACGATATTGAAGTTTTAACTCCCCCGGAAGTCTTTAACGAACTCATCGATAACAACATTACGGATAAAACTGGGTTCCTAGGGATTGCTGGTCCTAAAAGGTTGAATAAGACAGCCTGTTGGTGGCATGGTCTAGGTCGCGAGTACCCTCACCCGGACTCATTCCTACAAGGAATGGTATTCCATGGCTCCAGTTTAGAAGATTGTTTTCCCACTTACTACGGAGGCTTTGGCGAAGTAGAGGTACTAGATGGACTATTTTTAGTAACGACAGGTGCAACCCTCCATAACATCAGTACTAAGATGCCCAAAGACTTTGTTGGTAAGTGGGATTTCTACGATATTTACTACACATACCAAGCTCAGGCTAAGGGAAGAAAAAATAAAGTAATCCCTCTTCCTATACTGCATCACTCCTTAGGGGATGGCGCTTTGAACGAAGATTGGGATGCTAACCGTAAAGCGTTTATTCAGAAGTACGGCTCAAAGTTTATTGATATTGAGCTTCCACCCCAAAGTCAACTGCCAAAACCGGTGTAAGGTTCCCCTCAAATTTCTGTAGCAGGTCACCAAAGCTTTCGGTAACTTCGACGCTATTTGAAGCAACCAAAACCCAATCAGAGTTGTTGACTGCCTTCTCACTCGCTTTAAACCAGTCCTCTGACCATTTTAACGGGTCACATTTACGTTCTGATAAAATGATAACCTTATCCGCTCTGCTACACGCTGCGTCCAAAATACACTTTTCATCTTCGTGAAGGGTGGAGAAAAAAGATTTTGACGGAAAAACTAGTCGAAATGGTATTTCATTCACCATAATGAGAGGTAGGACGTTAATATTGACGCCCCTCGTTGGACATATATAAATAACAGACGGTTGGTGGCTTATAATAGTCCCCATCACTTTTTGAAGCCCATGACCCCTCGCGTTAGAGATATGGGAGTTATTCATCGGAGGAAAGTAATTTTCTCCTAGTAGCGCGATTTTAGCATTTTTTTTCATATGATTCATAAACTTCTATTAATTACTTGCCTGTTGTTATCTAGCGTTAAAGGTATTGACAACGACAAACTCCGTCACGGAAACCTCAATAACTTCAAGGAGGGACAAAAAGTCTATCTCGTAGATTCTAAAAAAATCTACCTTCAATTGAAGCCGTATAAAACTATAATTAAAAAGAACCTTAAAGAGGGGTCCGCCGAACATAACAAACTAATGATGGAAGCGACCACTCTATATAAGGATGCACTAAGCAAGTCAGGGTACTCTCTGATTGTTGAACTCGATGGAGTGAATAAAACCCTCCATAAAACGGAAGACGTAACACAAAAAATAATTAGTCTTCTATAACCTGCCGAAAGGAGGTATAAAAATTATGAATCATTACTTTACACATTTTGACAAACTCTTTAATGAGTTACAATGGGGGTTCGATGAACCTCAACCACCGCAAGTGAAAGATACTTGCAGATTGCCGAAATACCCAGTTAGCAACTGCTACCTGTCGGAAGACCAAAACTCACTATCGTTTGAGTTTGCTCTTGCGGGTTACAAGGAAAAAGAAGTCCAGGTTATCGGGGGTAAGAACTCGCTTACCATTCGTGCGAAAAAGAATGAACCCTTGAAAGCCCACATGCTACTCCACCATGGAATTAGCGAAAAAGATGTGGATTTTTCTATTAAGGTTGATGAGCAATATGATACGAAAAAGGCTAAAGTGTCGTTCGAGAACGGGTTACTGACTGTGACTATTCCCAAGGCAAAAGAAGCTGAATCCATTATGTTATTTGGTTAATATTTAATTATTTGTTCTTTGGGTTGGTCCCCGTAAAAAGACTAAACCCAGAAGGTGTCATGCCTTCTGGGTTTTTTATTGTCTTTGGATGGGTTATACGTCCATTAAATTGAACTTCATTAAGTCCCATTCCGCTGCTATCTCAGGAGGCGCTATACCATCCTCAGACCATCTCAAACCTCCGTTTACTACTTGCGCAATAATTTGCCTTGCAACGTTATTTGATAAGGTATTGTTGTTGTTCCAGTTTGTGGGTAATCCGTCTATTGGAAATAGCATGTTCTGGTAACTGCGCCCCTGGTGCTTGTCTGCGTCGCCAGTTCGTGACCAGCGTCTTTCGTACCCTCCCGATAAGGTGTAAATTGAACCCGCAGTACCCATACCAACAGCAGCGTTAGTAGAAGATAAAGTTAAGATGTGAGCTTGCCTTGCGTCTGCTGCTGTAGCACAACCACTTGCGCCAGACACTGAGCTGGTAGCGAAGAAATCTAAAGAATCTTCTGCATTCCCCCACACACTAAGTTTCAACGCGCTTACGTCTGTAGTTGAAGGAAACCAAGTTCCTGCGCTCTGAGGTATAGTTACTATCTCATACCCAATAAATAAATCTTGAGTGTGAGTCCATGCGATACCTGAACAAGGACCACTGGCCTGGAATTGATTACCGCCACCAGCAGCCGAGTACGGAGCAGAGTAGCCAGTAAGAGTAGTAGGGGAAGGTGCTGGGATAGGTGCCATAGTTTAAGTTTACATAATTATATATGTTACTTACTACTGCCGTAGTATATAAAGTTATGAAGAAAGTAGGAAAACTAACCGAGGCGCGAATGGTGCTTCCTCCTGAACCTAAGGTATACCCTATGGTATCCGATAGATTGTTTGAAGCTAAGGTTAAGCTTAGGAAGAAGCTAAAGGAAGA